CCTTTGCCTGATGTGCCGATGACTAGGTTGCCAGTGCTTAACGTTACATCCCCAACTAATGTTGGAGTTGTAATGCTAGGGCTTGTACTAAACACCAAATTTGTAGTGGTTGTGCCAGTTGCACCAGAAGCAGAATAACCTGTAATGTTGTTGAATGCCGTGATGCTGGCGGTTGATGCGTTTGTGCCGCCATTCGCCACAGGCAAAACACCAGAAACATGAGTGGTAAGACCAATCTTGCCCCAGCTTGGCGCAGTTGATACACCACCAGAAATAAGCGCATTGCCCGTGGCTACATCAGCTAGTTTTGCAAGGGTTGTGGTGGTATTTGCATAAAGCAAATCCCCTACCGCATACGATGTTATCCCTGTACCGCCAGCCGTAGCTGGGACAACTTTCCACCCAATGACTTGCACCGTTGCAGCGTTGTCTTTGTAGAACAGTTTGCCATCAGTAATGTTGATTGCCAATTCGCCCGTGGCTAGATTAGCCGCCAACGGCACATTGGTTGCTGTACTTGAAGAATACAGTTGAATTGGGGTAAAACCTGTTTGTGCCATGTTTTGCCTTAGTTAAACATGACTTCAATAGATGAAGTAACGGGCGGGGCCGTTGAAAAAGTCAATGTTGTGCTGGATACGGTATATGTATTTTTTTGTTGATACACGCCGTTGATATACACAAACGTAAAATTTTCTCCTTGTGATGAATTACTTAACGTAAATATAGTTTGTGAACCTGTACCTGTAAAAATGTCAACTTGAAATGCCGCCGCACCAATTCCAGAAATGTTGTCATAAGTTGCAATTAAAACATCGGTTGATGTATTTAAAACAAACTTATAAGTGGTTGCCAATAACCATATTTCGCCCCCTGGCACTCTGCCAGCAGAATCTAAAATAATTGGATTTAAATGTGCAATATTTCCAGCAGATGTGGTGTATGTTGTCTTTGGCGTAGTTGTTCCCGCCGCATAAGTGTAAATTTTCCCGCCCGACAACACCGTGCCATCGTTGTTAAAAAACTGCCACCCAGCGCCGCCAATTGGTGATAAAAATACTGCCATATTGATTCCTCAAATGCTCGGTGTAAATACCTGGGGCAACCAGGGGGCGACAACCACCCGTTGGGTTGCCGCAGCTTGTTCATCTAATCGGGCCTCGACCTGTATGCCAATGTCAGCAGTCACCCAGCCGATCACAATATCCTCGGTCACATCAGCAAATGGCACGGTCAGCTTTGGCTCGGCAAACTTCCACCAGCCCTCGGTTTCCACCCCGTTTTTAGCGCAGAAATACCGTGCGCCTGTGATTAGGTCGCCATCGGCTTGGATTTCCAAGATTTTCCACATCAGAATGTGCCCCCTGTGACCCCGCCCGTGGCGGTTAAAACGCCCGTGGATGGATTAAATTTGAGTTTAGTGGATGATACCTTGATTGGCAAATTTCCTGTGGTTGTAGTCACCCAGGATAAATACATTTCTGCCGCTGTGCTGGTGTCATCAGTAATCGCCACATTCGTTGCGTTTGTTGCGGTTCCCGCTGTTGTTGCAGACCCTGCCGACCCGTCAATATTTACGCCCGTCAGGGATTGGGCGCTGCTTGACCGATTGAGTGCAATTGAGGTTGTGCCAACGTAAAGGCTTGAATTACCCAATACGGCGCTTGGAATCGTGCCCGATAGCTGACCCGCTGGGAGACTTGTCAGGCTTGCCCCCGACCCGCTGAACCCTGTGGCGGTCAGCAATCCAGAACTGGGGTTAAAGTTTAGTTTTGTGGAACTGACAAAGTTTGTGGTCAGGTTGCCCGTGGTTTGGTCAGCAAAAAGCGGATAACGCACCGCATTGGTGGTTACATCATCTGTGACCGTGGCATAGGCAACGGGGGTTGTCCATGTGGGGGCGCTCGCACCATTAGAAGTTAAAACTTGCCCCGCTGAACCAGTTGCACCCGACACAGCCAATGTGCTGCTGAAATCAATAGTTGTGAATTTGCCCGTTGATGCTGTGGTTGCACCAATCGACATATTGTTAATCGTGCCAAGGCTTGTTGGGGCAATTTCAATTGCACCTGTGCCTGTGGGTTTCATGTGAACATGACCCGTACCCGTTGGGCTAATGTCAATCTGTGCATTTGCACCATTGATATTGGTAGAAACACTCAATGAAAGATTGTCACCACCACCAGCGCCCCAAGACAATTGACTTGTACCGCCCGAATTACGCAAAGCCCCGCCAGCACTTGTTGCAGCCTCAAAAAATGGCCCGACAAACTTAGTGGTTGCCGTGATTGTTGTGCCTCTGACCGTGTTGGCAGTTGTCCCGCCAATCGCAGGGGGCGCAGACAAATCTAATGTGCCGCCCAAAGTCAAATTGCCCGTGGTGGTTACTGTGCCCGACAAACTAATGCCTGAGACCGTGCCTGTACCGCCAACCGATGTGATCGTTCCCGTGGTGGGAGTTGCCCAAGATGGCAAGCCTCCCGCCAAAGTCAATACTTGCCCATTAGACCCAGCCGCCAAAAATGCCGTCACATCTGCCGCTGTTTGGTAAGGCAATGAACCAGCCGCACCACCCGCAATGTTGGTGGCCTTGGTTGCTGTTGTAGCCGTACCAGCGTTGCCCGATACAGAACCCGTGATGGTGTTAGTCACCGTCAAGTTGCCCAGCGTTCCCAAGCCAGTTATGTTCGAATAACTACCCGACAATCTGGCGCTGTCAATCGTGCCGCTGGTTATCTGTGATGCCGCAATAGCAATACTGGCGTTTGCCGCCAGGGTAATTTGGCCTTGAGCATTGACCGTGAAAGTCGCCACTTGGGAGGCCGACCCGTATGCCGCCGCAGTCACCGCTGTGTTGGTGATACTGAATGTGTTTCCTGTCAGGGTCAGTCCTGTACCCGCCAAGTAAGACCCAGCCCCAGAAAACTGCGACCAAGTGATTGGGGTCACATCAATCGTGCCGCCTTGGTTTGAGGTACAAACCCAGCCCGTGTCTGCCAGGGTTGCGCCAGATTCAATAAAGGTGAACGCTGATGGCACTTCTGCCCATATATTCATGTCAGCAGATCGCGCCCAAGCACCAGATGCCGCCACATAAATGCCGTTGAACTGGCTCAGAGTCTGATTCTTGACCAAAATCCTATCCCCAGCGGTCAGCGTGGCAACCCAATCACCCCCCGCCTGTACTGCCAAGCCTGACAGCGTAATATTTGCGGTGGTTGAGTACACGCACGATGCTTTTACATCCAAACCCTGCGCCACCGAATCCACATAGCCTTTGTTGGCAATGTCTGTGGCGCTAGTTGGGGTTGTGGAAATCGTGCCCGTTACCGTGCTAATGTTAGTAAATGAGGCGTTTTCTGGGCCATAAAAAGGCGTACCAGCAGGGCCAACAAAATACTGAAGGGCAAAGGTAGGCTCGGGCGCAAAAACGCCCTGCACAGGGACAAAATTAGTGGTCTGGGTGACCGCTGTGGTCATGGTTTACTCGAAATAAACCGTGATGCTTGCAGTTCCAGAAATCACGACATACAACCCGTTTTCACAATTGATGCCATCATAAAAATTAATGTTTGTTGCCGCTGTCATGGTGAATGTGTCAATGATTTTCACAGCTGTGCCAGGGGTTTGGGCATCGTACACAGTCACGGTGGGGGTGCTGGATATGGTGCTAACAAAAATGCCTTTTAGTTTTCCAGGTTGATTCTTGACCATTGCGGTGGCAGAAATCTGTGCGTAATTGGACATGGCTTGGCCTTTCAGTTCATCAAATTATATGCTTCAAAAGAGAAAAAGCCACCCCTTTTGAGGGCGGCTCTTTCACTTAGTCCATGCCGTTTTAAGGCAGGAACGACAAGTCGTAACCGTAGATAAATACGTCTGCGGTTGCGGCAGCGCCTTGGGCGGTGGTGACACGAATATACAGGGGGGTTCCCGTAATCGATGCCGTTGAGGTTGCGGCGGTCACAACAACTGCGGTGGTCGAGTTATTACCCGACAACGCATATGCTGTTTTCACTGCTGTACCAGTAGCGCTTGGGCCTGTGTACACGGCAAGTTGTGCCGTGGTCAAGCTAGTGCTGGCGTTTGCAACAATGATGCTCTGAACGCTGACATTACCTGACCCCAAGATGGGGGCGATAGTGTCAGCAACAGCGTTCATGTTCACGCCTTGGGCAGAGGCAATCAAGCGCAATGCCTGATTGGTTGCCAAGTTACTGGGGTGGTTGGTGTTGGTGCTTGCTGCGCCTGGATTTGCCATGATGTTTTCTCCAATAGTTAATGGTTAAGCTGCAACGCGGCAAGCCAACTCAGGGTACAAAGGGGCCCAGCCGTACAGCACATCAACGCGAGTCGGAATCGAATCGTTATTGATGGTGTATTGACGAACCACACGCATTGACAGGCCCAGTTCCTTGTCGCTTGCACGACCAGCAAACACAACCCCATCAGGCAGTTCCAAGTCAGCCGTAGCCAAGGTGAATGCGTTTTTGTGCATCACGATGTTTTGGGGCGACACAGTGCCAGTGTTGTTGAAGGGGGTCACAACTGCGGTTGCGCTGGTGGTGGTAATGGTGACGTTCTGGAACTGACCACCAGTGATGATGGCAGGGGAAACGGTCACGGCAGTACCGCCGCCAGTAGCCACAGCGGTGGTCGAGGTCACAACAAAGCTACGCAACTTGCCCGAACCGTATGCGCTACGGTTTTGGGGGTTGACGGCAAACACGCCAGCGATCTGGATGGTGTCGCCTTGGTTCAAGGTCAAAGCAGAAGATGCCACTAAGGTGACGCTGCTGGTTTGTGCCCAACCCGTGCTAATGCCGATGCTGGTGGTGTTGGTGGCGAGGGTCAAACTAGCGTAAGAACCAAAGGTTTGGTTCACAACGTTTTGATCCATCTTCCAGTTCATGCCAGCAGAGTCACGGCCCATCATGCCTTTTTGGTATTGCTTGCCAATCACATCGGATGGGACAAACAAACCCTTCAAGCTGTCCACAATGGTTGCGCCCGTGAAAGGCTCAACAATGCAAGAACGGCGACCATCACGGGGTGCGCCCTCGCTGTCCAAATACGCACCAGCGGTCAAGTAGGTGAGCAAACTGGTGGGAGGCGTTCCAGCCGTACCAACGATGTTGGCGGTGTTGTTCTTTGCCATCGTCAGACCGTCAAAGTCGATCTTGTTGGCAACAGCAGCCACAGCGGGTTTCAGCACTCGGTCAGAGAACATATCCAATGACAGGGCCAAATCTTGCGTGGTGAACTGGGTATCAACGTGGAACTGCGTGGTCAAAGTGACAGGCACAGAAGTCTCGTTAAAGTCCTCAACGTTCAATGCTGGGCCAGTAGTTCCAATGAAACGACCAGGACGGCGAACGTTTAGGGTGTTACCGATCTTTGCGCCGCTAACGGCAAATTGATCGTCATAGTTGCGGTCAACTTCAGAGGAGAAGGTCAACTCGTTTTCCAAGACCATCAACGCTTCGTTGGTGATCATGGAGATGGTAAGCAGATTGTTGCTCATTTCATTTCCTTAAAAAA